CATGTACAGCCTTGTAATCTACCTTTTCATATTCTCCACAATAGGTTTTATAACTTCTTATCAAAAAGTGGCTGGGGTAGTTTTTACCTACAATTTGTTCACTCAGTTTCTTGACTTTAAAGGTTCCTAATTGAGTAACGTAATTTAATACTAGTGCTTCCGAATTAAATAGTTCTTTAACAAATTCTGAAAGAGCCTCCTGATATAGTTTCACCATAGCTTAATCGTATTTAATTTGTCAATAGTAATATGTTGTATATACTTAGAATCAATATTCTCAAGTGCTCCTTTAAGATACTTTTCATCCTGAGTATTCTTATAGTAGAATATGAAAGTAACAGGGTCTTCTGCCCTCAGCGACCTTCCAAATTTTTGTATGAAAAGTCTCTCTTTACCATCAAGCTGTACTATAATGCCAGTCTGGATATCTGTAAGATTCATGCCTTCAGTAATCATACCTACTGCGTAAATACGATTTATCTTCTTCTTATTGAACTTGTCAATAATCAGTTGATTACTCTTAGCAGGTCTCTTTGAGGAAATAGTGTTCTCACAATCCAAAGCATTAGCTTGAGCAACAGAAGCGCAGAAACATACAAACCTGTTATCTCTAGGGAGCTTTTCTATGAGTTTTCTGATAACACCTGTTTTCAATTCTCCCAAGAATCTCTTACGCTGACTGCCATAGTTTGCTGCCTTAACCCTCTGAAACTCTGAATGTGACCTATGATATCTTTCATTCCAATAATCAACACTCTGAGTGAGGAACATATTCTTCTGAAACTCAGTACATTGTATAATACAAGGAATATTCTTATAGATATACTTAGCCCTGTTTTCCCACTTGACTATAGGAGCATCTGGATCATTGCCTATTTTAATTTCTTGATGCTTTTTAACATTATCGAGCTCCATTTCTACAACATACACCTTTGGGTCAGGAAGTATATCCTCCTCAATAGCATCCTTTAAGGTGACAGTAGAGGTTTTGAATTTTCCGAAGATATCTTCAATCATATCCTGTTTGCCTGAAGACAGGGTAGCAGAGAGAAGATATACATAACTTGATACAGGATATATATGCTCTTTTAGCTCCTCCAAAGCTGCCATTCTCTTCTCTGTGAAGCAATGATGTCCTTCATCAAGGACTACAGCATCCCAATAACAATAGTCCACATACTTCTTCAAGGAAGCATAGCAGCATATATCAGTAGAAATCCTGTCTGTCCTGAGTCCCCATTTATCAAATTCCTCTTGCCAATTATTGATATGTGCTCTTTCTGCAACTACAAAAAGAATTTTGATAGTATTTTTGGTAGGAAGGGTGTTTACAGCATGGTTGATAAGATCAATAACCATCTTGCTCTTACCACAACCAGTAGCCCATTTGAGAATAACGCGATGCTCATCCTTGAGAGCTAAGAACTCCCTTTCCTGTAGCTTTTGTTTGAAATCATTATTCATTTGAAAATCTCTTTTACTGCCTCTTCTGTTTGCAAAGTTATGCATAAAATATGCAATAACCAAATAAAACCTGTATAAATATACATCAAATTAACAACTTTAACGTATATTTATACAGGAATTATATAATTGCAATAAAAGAGGGGAGTTAATAATTTAATCCGAGGAGGGACAATACTCTCTTGTATAAAGAAAGCTTCATAGGTTGTCCCTTAGAATTCTTCCTATTCACTGCAACGTGTTTCCCAGAGACTGTTGCAAAAAGAGTTCTACCACACTGTTGACTTGTCCTTTGATACCAATGGGCAGCAACAGCTTTGGGGCTACGCTGTACTTCCTTGGAAGTAACCTCAAAAGCTCTCTGCAAACATAAAACGTGCTTCTCTACATTTTTGATGAGGATGTTCTCATCTGCCTGTGACCAAAAATTGTGTTTTTGGCCTTTCTTTGATTTTGTCATAATATTAATTTGTTTAATTGTTATAAGAATAGGTACTCAGCCATATAGACTGAGCACCCAAATAATTATTTGTTGTTATTAATCTCTTTATAAAGCTGTTTGTATTTCTTCAGCTGATCTAAAGCACTCCACTCATTCGAGAATGTAGTCTTAACCGTTTTATCAACAAGACATAAGACAACAGTATGTTTTCTTTGGTCTTTTGATACCCTATAAGAGGCTATAATGCCCTTGCTGGGATTAAGGTTTTCTACTCTGCACACACGCTGTGCCTTCCTTGGTTTCTCTTCTTTGAATAATCCGTAACTCATTGTTATAAGAATTAAATAAGTAAATAATAAAGATGATTGCTGAAAAAATATGCTCCCCTCCCATCCAGCTATACCAGACAGAAGGAGAGCTACAATTCTTACAACAATCAAGCCAAACAAAGTTGGTTTTATAAAGTTTCTATATTATCATTACTGAATATATCATCAAGCCCCATTTTTGAGGTTATGGCATCTATAAAAGTCTCAATGTCCTTTCTGGCTTTGTTCATATCAGTAAGATGTTGTTTCTTGAGCCTGTAATCTGCAATAGCAGCATCACAGGAAGGAATAATCACATTATCTATAATGATACTTGCATCTTCTTTAGGACTATAAGACTTATGAAGAGCATAGTCAGCGTATATAACATAGAAATCATCAAGAGGGTTAGTGTAGTGTTCAATAACTACACCCAGAATCTTTTCTCCTTCAGAAGAGAAAACAACAATGTCATGTAAGTCTGCCATAATACACAAATTTAGTTAAACATTTCCTGTTTATACAGGCTATGACCTATGTTTGTATGACAGCTTGATATGTCTGATGCAGACTAAAATGACAATATACTGGAGAGGATGCGAAGTCCCTCACTGCCAAACATAACAGCAATGAACATAATTGCAAATACTAACCCTGCTAAAAGGCAGAGAAAGTTTTCCTCTAAATTGTATTTATCCTTAACCATATTAATCAGATTTAGACATTGTAAGAACACTGGCAGACTCTTTTACAGCTATGTCATCATTATATGAATGACATAACTTGGAGCAAGAGACCACTGTACCGCAATATTTCTCTACAGGACAATCATTGCAGTGATATTTATCGTAGTAAGACATAAGCTATTCATTCTCTTGTTTATACTCTATTTCTTCCTCATCTATGTCTGGTAATGACAAATAAGGATAATCCAAGTTAGGCTTATTATGCAGGTTCTTATTATTCATAATAAAGGAAATTAAAGGAATGCAGCCTTAATAGTCACACTCCACAACATTCTTTTCTAACATTTCCCATCTATCAAGCTCCATCTCATCAAAGATATCTTGCAAATCAGAGTCATCAAACACTTCTTCAGTATCTGCACGGAGTAATTCATTCTCCCCACTTGGAATACTCAAGTCTGTTCCATAGTATTTTTGTACCATATTCTTCCTCCATTAAGATAAAAAGGTTAAACCTAGCAATGAAAAGATACACACCCAAGCTATAATAATATAGCATAGAATCAATACTTTACATGCTACATTCCTTTTAGGCCCTCCAAATGATGCCCATGTTATAACACAGGCACACACAATAAAGAAGGCAATTAAAATAAAAGCCATTTGTTTGTCCATAATTGTATTGTATTTGTTATAGAATTGTTGTAGTCCCACTGAGAATCGAACTCAGAACTAAGCTTTAGGAGAGCCTTGTTATATCCATTTAACTATGAGACCATATTCCCCCTACTTTCACAAGCAAGGAGAAAAAGTTTTGTTGCTAATGATCTAATGTATAAACATTAGATTGTGACCCTGCTTGGATTCAAACCAAGGACCTACAGATTAGAAGTCTATTGCTCTATTCACTGAGCTACAGGGCCAAAGAAAGAGTGGCTTCAGGCGGTTTTATCCTTACTTCATACTATCAACAATTTGGACGCGTCATAGTAATCTAGTATTAAGCTTCACTCTTTCTATATAAAATAGCCTGCCAGAGGCTGTCCTCTCCACATATTATTGATTAATAGTGGTAAGTGTGACAGGCTTGTTATTTAATCATCATAAGGCTCCTTATATACGAATTCATAATAAGAATCAATGTCAACATCAAACCCATCCAAAGCTGCCTTCATATCAAAGTGCTTCTCATACATATCATCCTGTTTGAAATCAACAGTATAATATGGTTTAAGAGCAGTAAGCATTGAAGGATTACGCTTGTAGTTCAAATCATGTTCTCCCTTTGATTCTACATTGGGAAAACCACAGAGTTCAGGAATAAGTGAACCACACCATTTCTGATTATTAGTCAGTACATGATATACACTCTTTCTACCATAATAAGTATCAGTGTACAGATGGTTTATAAGATAGTTATAACCATTGTACTCAATCTTTCTTGCTTCCATAACTATGTCTTCTATGTTTTAATTGTTGTAAGTATTCTGTATTCAAGAGTAAAAACTCTCTCTGAGAGTCCTCACTCTTGTGTGATGTAGCTTGCCATCCTCATAGTAGTAGATAGCAGCATTGGCTGACATTAGGCTCAGCCAGGTTCTGAACTTGCCATAGGTATTGATACCATAATATTTGGCAACAGCTAGAACAACAGGATTTGATACATTTATCTTCATAATATCTAATTGTTGTAAGTAATCAAATGAAAAGAGGACTCATGAATCCATGTAACCCTCATTATAGTTCTCTGAGTATGCCTTCTTGACTCTTTCAGGCCACTCACTGCCAACAAGTTTTCTGATAGCTGCACGAAGTCTGTTGCAATAATCAACATTCTCACACATGAGGTTACCATAATAGCCTTCCTCATAACCTAATGAGGCAGCAAGGCTTACAGCCTCCATAACCCTGACATTATAGTCAAACTGTCTTTTGAATTCCTTTGTCATAGTTCTGATGTTTTTTATTGCAAAGATAATAACTATGTATGAACTGTATTTTCGTAGTCCCACAATGACTTCGATGTCAACCTGCTTCACAGCAGAAAGCTATCCTATTTGATGTTATCTCATATAGCTGTTGTGGGTAGCACTATACCCAAAAGGACAAAAAGTGCTATTGTGTCTCAACCTTGATGGAAAAATGGGTATTTGATAATGGGATTTAAAAGAGGAAGGTGGTTGTAAAGCCTCCCTTAAATCCCTCTAAGTACTACAAAATCAATGAGTTACAATCCCCAATAGTTTCATCTGAGTTGATGATGGTTGTTTCTTCCTGTTGTTTCCTTTATTATAATATGTACGCGTACATTATTTATATATAATACACAAGCTATGAAGTTCTTGAAGTCAGTGGAACTATGTGTGCTATGTGTACTATATGCTTTATGTGTACTATGTACAATAAGAGTTTCAAGGAAGCAACCCCTCAGCTCCTGTTGTGGAGCCAAGGGGGAGCCAAGAGGGTGCCTTAGAAGGCAACAGCACTCTTGGTGAGGTCTTCTGCCTGAGAGAGGCCAACACAGGGAACCCACTGCTTAGTCTCTGGGTTGAAGCTCTCAAAGAAGCAGAGGTTGTGTTTCTTCTCAACCAACTCAGCAGGAGACATACCCTGGAGCTTCTTGCCAAGGTAATAGCGGCCAACTTCAGCATCACCTGCATTGAAGAGAAAGAGGACGTGTTTCTTCTCATTCTCAACAGTATTCAGCTTGCAGGCACCCTTGGCATTGGTCTCATCACCGAAGGATACACTCTGAGTCAGGTAGCTAACTGAGTTGTTGTCACTTGTGATTTTGGTCACGTTGTTTCTGTTCTCGAAGCTGTTAAGAGTTTCGCGTGTCATAAGCATTTGGAGAGGAGCTGTATCAACTACCTTCTGAGAAGTTAACTAATCAAAGTTCCAACGCGGAACACCTTCTCAAAGGCAGAGGGGGTAGAACCCACTCCTCCGAAGGCAGGTAGGGGTATGGGGTGGCTATTCTCCCCTTGTGTCACTACAATAGAAAAATTAACCAGAAAAAATTCCAAAAATTTTTAGAAAAAAATCCAGCAAATAAAAACAACCTCTGGTTCTCTATAACTATCGCCTTCTGAAATATCTAATAAAAATTAAACTTTCTCAATAAAAGAACAACTTAGTATTATTATCCTTATCTTTGTATTCAAATGAGAAAAAGAATATTAAAACCTAAAAGAATAAATCTGGATTTATTGTATCCTGTAGCTTCTGCAAGTCCTGATATAGACTCTGATTCTAATGAATTTGAGGAAGATATTTATGAAGAGTATGATCCAGAAGAAGAATACAGAAAACCAGAAAAAAAGAGGTTAATTCCTGATGGTGAACAAGCATTCTTCAGTGCAATTAAAAATGGAGAGGATTGGTAATGGAAAATAATGACAATTCAATTAAAGATTTTGTGGGGTGTGGATTTACATCCTTATTAGGACTCCTGATATTTGGAGGATTTTGTATGCTTATGTTCTGGCTTACTATGCAGTGTAGTGGAACAAAGTTATGAAAATAAATGTTAATTTTTCTAATTTCAGCCTCTGATGCTATCTCTATATTATAAATAAGGTGTATCTTTGCACCAACATCCAGAGAGATGTTGTAGCAAGTACTTATGCCATACTGGTTAAAATTGCTGCTTTATTGAGAGAAGTGTTTCATAGTTGAAGTCTTGATTCTACCAACTTGATTGGAGGTAAAGGACCGCAAGAAGGGTACAGGTAAAGAATCCTTAGGGAGTAATAGAGACAGAGAACCTATAGTCACTGTTCATCTGGAGGGTTGCCACCCAATGAAGGATGTTCTAGGAGGTAAGACGGGGATGGATGCTAGGTTACACAGCAGGCGAAACTCCTGCAACCCAGGGCTTAAAGAAGGTTTTGCCCAAGGTCTCTTAATGAAGAATTAACAATTTTAAGTTAGTTTATAAGGAATGAGGAATGGCAGGTCTTGCTTAGAAATATTGCCTTTACCGCCTGGGATTGAAGACCCAGAAAACAATAGAGGGACACCTGCCAACCCGTCAAAATCTCTTAGGTGTCCCTTGTTTTTTTTATTTAGAAGTATGAATAATTTATTTACCAGTTATAAATATTCAGATTTTTATATTTATCTTTGCAGCAAAATATGTTTCTTATGAGAAATTGGAATGAATTATCTATGGCTGAGAAAGCTAATGTAATGAAGCTTGCAATAGAAGGTGGAGTCTATGATTTGGATTCTATTAGAAACGGCTATAATAAGTTTGCTGAAGGTGGAGGTATGGAAGGGTCCATGAATACTATTCCAGAAGATTATGCTCCACTTGCAAGTCCTACATGGCAGCCTGCTATTGATAAAATGAAGCAGGATTCCTATAAATCTAATGTAGAGGACTTTGCTTACAGAGTGCAGAAGATGCATCCTGGTATAACTCAGCAGCAAGTAGAAGAGGCCTATAAATCTGTTCCAATTATAGCTTCTGACTCTAGAAGAGGAAGAGAATTAGGAAAGTATGTGTTTGGAGATGAATCAGGCTATGGGCAGAGAATTATGCTTTATCCTAATAGGATGAAAGAAGATCAAGGTGTAGGAGGACTTACTAAGGAAGACCAACTGAGGAGTGCTATGGGACATGAGACAAACCATCTTTATGTCCATACATTATTAGGAGATAATCATACTGATGAGGAAAAGGCATTACTCGATGCTGCTTATCCTGATGATTTATTTCATGTTCCAGAAGGAGGAAATATCTATGATGAAAAGAGAGCCTATAATATGCAGGTCAGAAATGCACTATCAAAAGCTTATGGGAATGTTGTAGGTGCAGACTATGATAAGGCAACAAAGAAGATGAAACCTAATGACGTGATGTGGAATTACAGTCAGTTGGGCTCAGGTTATATGTCAGATTACCAAAAGGTAAAGCAGAAATATAAAAAAGGCAGCAAGTGGGACCAGAATCAAGTAGATGCCATTCTGAAGGCAACTAAAGATGTAGCCTATACTCCAACCGTTAATCCCTATGAATATGAAGAAGGAGTTAATTATGCTGCTTTAGGAGGTCCTATTGTAGAGGCTGCCATGAATGAATATAAGAATGGTGGGGGTATTCATATAGCTCCTTCAAAGAAAGGAACTTTCACAGCTGCTGCAAAGAAGCACGGTAAATCTGTACAGGCATTTGCTTCTCAGGTATTAGCACATCCAGAGAACTATTCCCCAGCTATGAGGAAGAAAGCCAACTTTGCTAGAAATGCTGCTAAGTGGAAGCATGAAGAAGGGGGTAATCTATATCCAGGTGGAGGATTTTTAGGATTAATGCCTGCAATGCCTGGTATTATAGCAACAAAAGAAGGAAAAGAATTTCTTAGTAAGGCATATCACGGAATAAAACAGTTTATTGGTTTGGAAGATACCGAAGAAAAACTGAGAAAGAAGAGAAACGCAGACAGATATGCTACTAGTGGTTATATTGGAGGTGAGCCAAGAGATACAAGGCAAAAGTATTTTGATGTCGATAAAGAGTTTACTGACTCTGTTAATTCTATATCAAAAAGGTATGGATTAAATCCTTCCATCGTAGCAAGTAGGATAGCTGAAGAAGGTCCTATTGACCAAGCAATTATAGCTTATAATGACGAGAATAATGTAGGTACTCAAGGGCAAGTTCTTTCAGATAATGGCAAAGGAACACATGGTCCACTATGGGGATTGGATGATTTTTATACCAGAGTAACAAATAATGATGTTAGGGTGACAACTACTGCCCCATATACATATAAAAAACAGAATTTTATAAATGAACAGGACAGGACAACTGAATCCATAACAAGCCCTCAATGGTGGTTTGGTATTGAAGCTACTGCCGCTGAAATGAAAGCAAGAAGAGATAAGTTAAAGAAAAACAATCCCTGGATGAACAATCAACAATTGGATGCTGCCACTGCTATGAGCTTTAACTATGGGGAAAGGGGAGTACAGAAGCACATTAATTCCAAAAAACCTATTCCAAAGAGATTTAACCCATATATTAAGACAAAATAAGATGAAGAAGAATATTGTTTTATTACTCATTGTGGTATCACTTGCTTTAAATGGTTTTTTACTTATAGCCAATTATCATTTAAAAGCGATACTGAATAACAGCACTAAAGACACAGCAACTTTGAAAAATACTATATCTCTTGTAGATACCCTCTACGATAGAAAATATATTGTGGATGTGGATACAGTTACTGGATATGCTAAAATTATTGGATTAAGACATTCAAAAGCAGCACAGGAAGATTGTATCAAGAAGCCCTGAATTTTTCTCATCTCTCTCTGACAAGTTTAACTATACCAAAAATAGCTTTATGAATAATTATTTTTCTGGAGACCCGCAAGGCAGGGCTGCACAGCAGGAACTAGAGGCTGCTATAGCCTCTATGGTAGAAGAAGAATTTCAGATGCATAAGATGGAATACTGTAATTCCATTATAAAATCATCAGAAGAACTAGCTGTTTATAATAGAGAAATTAGAAAAAGGATTGAAGAAAAAGTTAGGGAAAAGCTGCTTTAATCTATCTTACTCCCCCTGAGAGCAGTCAAAGGCTATCTCTTAATAAGAATAGGTTACTGATGATTAGAAGTAGCCCTACATAAATAATCTTATCTCCCTTCCCTAGCTACCCTAATACACATTAGATAAAATTATAAGTTAAGAAAAACGAGATTTCTTAACTTATAACTTTTAATATCGTGAAAAATTCACGATTTCTTAACTTAAATTCTAGATTTATTGGTTTTTAATTTACTTTGTTCTAAATCCTGAATGGCTTTGACTACAGTTTCATCTAAGAGCTTAGCATATACTTGCTCTGTTATTTTAAGAGAAGAATGCCCGCATATCTTTGAAACTATTCTCATATCCACTCCTTCATTTAGAAGAATAGTTGCTCCAGTATGTCTAGCCCAGTGAGTACTTAATGGTTTATTTATACCTGAAGCTTGAGCTACTAGTTTTAAATACTCATTGTATTTCACATTAGATATAATAGGTAAAAATCCTCTATACTTATCAAGAATACCCATAGCTGGTTTAAGTAGGGGAATAGTAGCAACTTTACTGGTTTTCTTTTGTACGCATTTATATACTTCTATACCATTAATAGTGGTGATATTATTACTATTAAACCTTGCTAAATCAGAATATCTGAGACAAGTGTAAGTCTGAAAAACAAATAAGTCTTTTACTTTCTCAAGGCAATTCGTAGGCATTTTAGCTTCTTTTAATACTTTAAACTCCTCTGGAGTTAAACATTTGTTGATGCCTGAGGAATTTTTCCCTTTTTCGATATTAATCCACTTATATGGATTTCTAGACAATAATCCATCAGCTACTGCATCCAAAATAAAACTATTAAGGAAGCGGTGGTAGTTTTGCCATTTACTATAGGTTGTCATACCCTGTTTTGCTAAATACTGATCGTAGGCTATAATGGTACTGTCCTGAACATCATTGAATGTTTTTATTTTACCCCAAGTAGAGAAAGTTCTTATGAACCTGTCATATCTCTTTTGGGTATCTTTTTCCTTTCCATACTTTCTAACAGTAGCCCTTTGTTTACAGTATTCAATAAAAGTAATTTTTTCAAGGCTCTTTTGATTGAGTCTATCTTGAATATATTTTAGATCTATGGAATTCTCTTCTAACATCTCTAAAAGAACTTCTTTAATATTGGATACTTGAGTGTCAAGAACCTTACTTATGTGGACAGTATCTTCACAATTAGTTATTTTGCCATTCTTCCATTGATTTGGGTATAGCCATATTCCAGTATTAAAATACTTTTGTTGGTAGTTATATGTTACTCTGATTTCAACTACTGCTGGTTTGGTATCACTTGCATTCTTATACCTATTATATATAAGATTGATTTTGGGGAATTTGTTATTCATTGTTAATAATATTAAATGAATTGTTAATACAAAAAATTTGCATAAAACTATAAAGAATAATTTGGAAGCTATAAAGAATCTATAAAGAATTTATAAAGAATAATGGGAGAAAAATAATAGGAAAGTCCTTTAAATAGGGCTTTCCTTATTATTCCAGCGGAAGGTGAGGGATTCAAACCCCCGAAATAAAAGAGCCCTTTAAATGACTAATACATAGTATATTAGAGAGTATTTCTGATTTTTGGAATCATTTGCTATAAAGAATTTATAAATAATTAGATGTTTTGAGTATGTTTTGGGAGAGGGTGTTGCTGGCACAATCTCTTGTTTTTATAATTTGATACCCGCAAAATTACTACTTTTTTGTGAAGATTGTATTAAACCCATGAAAAAAAATGTTAATGCAAGTATTATTGAATGTTATTAATTGATTAGCATTCTTGTTATTAATATATTTGCAATCAGTTACTCAAAGTGTTATACTTAAAACTAAAATTATAATGGATAGAGAGTCTTACGATGATGATCCCGTGTATTACTGTAAGAGGTGCTTGTCTTTAAAGATACACCAGATGCCTATGATAGAAAGTCAATGCTATTGTGGAGATTGTGGTACTGTGGATATAGGAGAAGCAAGTTTTGAAGAATGGGATGAAATGTATGTAGAAAAATACGGCCATCATTTCTGTGAGAAAAAGGAGAAAGAAAAAGAAGGGTGGCCCTATTAGTGTTAGATAAATTATTGTTAAACTATAAAATTTGTGAATTATGGGAAAAGAGAAGAGTATGGTAAATCCCCAAAAGGGTAATGCAGAGAAAACTGGTCAGCAAGAAAAACTTTCTTATGAACAGTTAGAACAGATTGCAAATAACTTGAATCAGCAGTGTAGGCAGATGCAAGAGCATATTCGTAGCTTGCAAAATGTCATTGCTGAGTTTAATGAGATTAGTATGCTTCTTGATATACTAGGTAAGAGTGAACATTTTAATGAGGATTTTGTCATTCGTTGTTCAAGCAAAATCGAAGAACTCATTATCAAGGCTCTTGATGCTTCAGAAAAACAAGAAGAAAAAGTTGAAAAATAATTCTGTCTTCTATGGAGAAGATTACTAATTACATTCAAATGACTTCTAATCCCAAATTGGATATGTCTCCAGAAGGAGACTTCTTCAAATGTTGGGTGGAGTTTTTAAAACCCCTTCATAAGCTTACAAAAAGAGAGATGGATGTACTTGCAGAACTCTTAAAAGTGAGGTATAATTTAAGTAAGGAAATAATCAATACAGATAGGCTTGATAGAGTACTTATGGAAAATGAGACAAAAAGAGAAATTCGTAATACCTGTGGAATTTCTGCCAAGCATTTTCAAGTTATCATGAGTAAGCTTAGAAAGAATGGAGTTATCAAGGATAAGAAGATACGCCTGAATCTAATTCCAACAATTACTGATGAGGGTGTAGGATTAATGGTACATTTCGATTTTACACATGCACAACACAATAAACTTGGCGATAAACAAAGTAGCCAGAAATCTTAGTGTTGATAGAAAATTGGTAGAACAGGTTTATAAGAGCTACTGGTTATTTATAAAAGAACATATTTCCAGTTTGCCTCTTAGAGAACTAAGTCGAGAAGAGTACGACTCTACTGTAAGTAACATCAATCTTCCTTTTCTTGGGAAGTTGTATGTAGATTATAATAAATTAGCAAAGTATCACAAAGAAAGAAAATTATACAAAGATGTTAAAGCTGAAGAAAGTAAAGCCGATAGGCTGTCAGGTATTAGTGACTGAGAATCTTTATGGTTGGGATGATTTTGATGAGTCTGGCTTGATTATTCACAAGCGTGGAGATTTAAAAACTTATCAAGAAGTTATTGCTGTGGGTGATGATGTTAGTATGGTTAAGCCTGGAGATGTAGTTGAGATTAATCTATTTAAATATTGTGAATTTAAGGATGATCCTACTTCTGTTAAGGTTAATGGTACTAATAAGATTATCGCCATTCATCTTAATGAAATTGAGATGGTAGGCACTAATGGAGAACCTGTTACCTGTTTCCTTATTGACCAAAGAGATATTAAGTTTATTCTTGAAGATTTTGAGGAAGTTACTTATGAAAAAAGTAAGCATAAGCTGATTCAGATTGAGCAGCCTAAGACAAAATTGATTCTTCCGAATAATAAGATAAAGGTATGACACTGAGGGAACATATAGATAATGGAGAAAAACATTATCAAAGACAGCACATGGGTACTGACTTTTGGAGATTTGTTCTAAAAGGTGAGGATTTTTGGGGGAATTCAAATGAAACATGGAAGGAAGAAACTCAGGATATCAAAGATGGGAAGGCATTAGTATTGTGTCCTGATGGTATCTCGGTATCCCAAAATATTATGGGAAACCCTATTATCAATTATGGGGTTCTGGTAATATATCCTAAATTCAAAAACTGGAAAGATAACCCAAAGCTTAAGAATTTTAGAGAATTGACAAAAGAAGAGATTTTTAAAAATGAAGTTATTTAAATATGAAGGATATGAAGTAAGGGTGGCTCCAGAGGCTCTTACCCTAAAACCCTTTAAGAAGCTTTGGACAAGAGACAAGTCTAAAGATAAGGAGAGGGCCATGATGGAGTTTGGATTTCTTTATTTCTACTGTGATCCTAGGTCTGACTATCAGTATATCATTGATGAAGAAGACAGGCTGAATGCAGTAAAAGAAGGTCAGGGATTCCCAGAAGACTGGAAACCAGATGCTACTTTGAAAGAGGCTATGAAGTTTTATTCTACTTTTGACACTTCTTCTGCTATGCTACTTAGAGCAGCTATGAAGGCTGTGAAGAAAGTACAAGACACCTTGGATGATTTGAATCCTGATGACACAAAGAGTCTTAAAGAATATCTTACAGCCTTAAAGATGATTCCAGAGGTAGCTTCCATGATTAAAGAAGCAGAAAAAGCACTGCATGATGAAATGGAATACGGAGAAGCAAAAGGTTCCATAGAAAAAACAATATTTGATGACGGATTGGATAGCGTCTAAAAAAATATATGAAAGATTTGAGTAAAGAGTGAAGAGTGCCATAAAATGATTAACTTTGCAGGGGATTGGGGAAACCTAGTCCCCCTTTTTACTCACTAATAATAACAATTATGGACACTCAACAAATTATTAATTTTATTAAAGAAAGCTTTGAAGCTTGGTACAATAATGTTTTTACTAAAGCTTCTATTGTTATCAATTACAGCGATGTGCAGAAGTTATCTATTAAAGCTTATCACACTATTACTGTAGAAGTACAGGCAATAAGTATCTCTAATAGTCAAGTTCAAAACTGCTGTTTAATTAAACTACAGGAAAACTACAATCATGGAGTTACCACAGAAGAAGAGGCTAAATTAGGTCTTATGAAAAAAATGCTAATTCAAATGTTTAGTTACGAGGCAAGCAAACTTTAAACAAAGTAGTTAGATTAGTAATTAGAGCAGTCCCAAAAGGATTGCTCTTTTTTCATATATGTATAAGTGAAAAATTTATTGTCTTGTAGGAGTTCCTTTTTATCTCTATTTTTGCACATGTAATATAGTAAAAAGAAAATGGAAAGATATGCAGAATGGATTATAAGTGCTTTGGGGGGACTCTTAGGATGGTTTGTTGGAGTCTTTGAACCTTCTTTTCCCCTTATATATGTGGCTATTGCTTTTATTATGTATGATTCATGGACAGCCTATGAATTAGACAAGAGGGTAAAAAGTAGATATCCAGATAGAAAGAAAAGACCTGCAAAATATGTGAGTTTCAAAGCTTGGGGAATGATTCCTACTATGACAGAGAGCTTTGTAGTTATACTCATGATGTACGCAGCACAAAAGTATGTTTTTGTTGATTTGTATGTTCCATTGAGTTACATTGCTACAGGTGCAATTTGTGGTGTTCAGCTACTGTCTATTGCAGAAAATAAATCCTCTTGCAGATTCCCAGGAGAAAGAGGATATAAAGTATGGAAAGTACTGGCAAAGGTCCTTATTGATAAAACAGAAAGGCACTTTGATACAGATTTGAGTGAATTAAGGGAAGATTTTGATAAAGAAACTAATTTGGAGTATTAATGGAACTGTATAAGAAGGGATCTAAAGGAGAAATCGTCAGGCAAATTCAAAAGGCATTGCACTTGTTTCCTGATGGAATTTTTGGTATTCTAACCGAAGAAGCGGTGAAAGAATTTCAAGAAAGTAAGGGATTGACTGTAGATGGTATTGTTGGTCCCAAAACACTTGCTTATCTTATTCCTCTGAAGCTAAAGAAGAGTAAAAGGAGTATTAATGAAATTATAATTCATTGTTCCGCAACCCCAGAAGGTAGAGACTATTCTGTAGAAGATATCAGAAAAGACCACAAGAAACAGGGATGGAGTGACATAGGCTACCATTATGTTATATACAGAGATGGTACTATACATGAAGGTAGAAATGTAGATATAGTTGGAGCCCATTGTGCTAAGGGAGGACACAATCAGCATTCTATTGGTGTTTGTTATATCGGTGGAGTTGAAAATAAACCTGGTGTCCCATATTACAAGCAGAAGGCAAAAGATACTAGAACAGAGGAGCAAAAAGCAGCTCTGCTTTCTTTATTAATAGACTTAAAAAAGATGTACCCCCAGGCACATATATATGGGCATTGTGATTTTGATTCAGGCAAAGCCTGTCCTTCGTTTAATGCAAAAAAAGAATATTGTAGGCTATAATATGAGTGAAAAAGACGATTACTACTACAACTATTTGTACAATAAAAAGGCAGTGAAAAGTACAGTTGCTTTTTTCTACAGTTTACTAGGCATTGTATTGCTGGTTCTTTTTTCGTTGCTTTTATCTGGATGTAAGAGTGTGCAGTATGTACCAGTAGAGAAAGTAAAAACAGAATATAAAAGCAAGACTGATACTATCACAAAAATAGACTCCATATTCAGTGAAAAAGAAACCATTATTAGAGAGGCTGACAGCTCCCTTATTATAAAACTTGGCCTTAAACTTAAGGCAAATGAGAGGGCTGTTCTTATTCTTCAAAAGGAACTGGAGAAAAAAATAAGTAAGGAATCAGAGTCTAAGACTGATACTATTATTAAGGTAGACTCTGTTCAGGTTCCATATCCTGTAGAGAAAAAACTGACTAAGTGGGAAAAAGTCAAGATGGGTATGGGAGGTTTTGCTATTGGACTATTAGTCGTTTTAGGGTTATTAATAATAATGATTGTTTGTTTAGTAAGGGTTACAAAAAAGTAATTTGTTAATGTGAAGATGATTATTTAGTGATTGGTATCCCTCTTGTCTGGGAAGACAGGAGGGATTTTTTAAAAGAGGAGAGATTATGGAAGAAGAGAAGATTTTATTTAACAGTAAGCAACTAAATGAGTTTCAAACTCCTATTACAAAGGAGTTGTTAAATCAATATCCCAAAGAAGTTCAAGAACAATTTTGGGAATTTGTATTATCTGTGCCCTTTATCAAGAATCTTATAAGTGCTAATAGGCAAAGGGCAAAGGACAGACCTAGGGATGAAAAGGGAAGGATTATAGTTGACCTTGCAAATCCTCATATTTTAGAAAATATGGATTACTTCAGACCTGCTGCCCTAAAATATCAAAAAGATGGGAGATACACTGATTTAAAACCCAACAAGAATCCCAATTCTCCTTTTGGCAGATGGATTAGAGAAGAAATAAGGAGATGTTGGGAAGGATATGTAAGACCCTCTGATGGAGAATGGGTAACAGGTTATATGTACTTTTATCTGAACTACGTTCCAATGATGGTAACTAAGGTAGATAAAGACAAGAATAAAAAAAGAGCTTCCAGAACAGAAGGGTTTCCTGAAGTATGGGAAGCAACCTATTGGAGATTCCATTATATAGACCAAGCTAGAAATGGAGGGCTTTATAATAATTTTGAAGGAGGTAATCATGCAGTAGAGTTATCTAAACGTGGTTCAGGTAAGTCATTCTGTTTGGCAGCAATTATGGCTCACAATCTAATTCTCGGAGAAAATAGGGAAGCACATAAAAGAACTACTACTATTCTTACAGCTTATTTAAGGGAGTATCTTGCTGAGAAAGATGGTACTTTCTCAAAATTTATTCCTATTAAATCTTTCCTTGCAGAAAATATGGTTGCGTGGCCCCGAAGAATGCTAACTGACTCTCCTAATAAAATGTCATGGAGGTCAGGATACAAAGATAAGTTTACTGGTGCTGAGGTGGGAGACCAGAATATTCTATTGGGTCTTTCTTCTAAGGATGATGTTGCTAAAATTCGTGGTAAACGTGGTTATATTTTATTTGAAGAATTTGGTTCTTTCCCCAATCTTATAGATATATATAATAATGTACGCGATGGAATGAAAGAAGGTCCCTATGTTTATGGCCTTGCTTACTTGGTCGGTACCGCAGGTGATAAAGACTCTGATTTCCACGGTGCTCAGGAGCTAGTATATAATCCCAAGGGTTATGATGTATATGCAATCCCAAATGTATGGGATAAGCCCAATCAAGGAAGACCCTGGTTTGCCTTTTTTACTCCAGCATACATTAATCTGAAGGGTTACTTTAATAAAGACGGAGTTACTGATGTAATTGGTTCTCTGCTGTTTCTTCTCCAATCAAGATATACTGCCAAATATGAAACATCAGATCCAAAAACAATCATTAAGGTTGTTAGTAATATGCCTATTACTCCCTCTGAAGCTATTATTCAGGGGGGTGTTAGCCAATTCCCAGTAGTAGATATAGAAAATCGGATACTGGAAATAAACTCAGACCCGAACTTTTATGATGATACTTTGGTTGGACAATTGGTAATCACAAATGATAAAGTCGAGTTTGTTCCTACTTCAGATACTCCTATTAGATTCTATCAGCAGAAGGACAATAAAAATATGCCTGGAGCTATTGAAATATATGAGAAACCACAGCTTAATTCTGAAGGAGAAGTATATCCGAATAGATATATAGCAGGTGCAGACCCTTATGATAATGATGAGTCTACAACAACTTCTTTAGGTTCTATTCTCATTTTAGATTTAATGACTGACAGAATAGTGGCTGAATATACTGGAAGACCTCCGATGGCAGATGACTATTTTGAAATATGTAGAAGGTTATGTTTATACTATAATGCAAGACTTAATTATGAAAATAATAAGAAAGGATTGTTTGGACACTTCTCTAAGATGAATTCTACTTATCTTTTGACTGATGTCTTGGAAATTCTTGTAGATAAGCAGATGATGAAACCTGGAGGAGTTGGTAATACAGCCAAAGGTACAAATGCATCTCAGTCAATTAATGGTTGGGGAAGGCAATTAATTACGAAATATCTGTTAACCCCACAAACAGTAATTGTAGCCGAAGAAGGGGAAGAAAAAGAGATAAAGAAGAGGAATCTTGATTTTATTAAGAATAAGGCTCTTCTAATAGAACTTTCTCAATGGAACCCATTTGGAAACTTTGACCGTGTATCAGCAATGGGAATGCTAATGCTCCTTAGAGAAGATAAACTCAGGTTAATGGGGGGAGCCTACAATGGCAGGAATGATGATATTCCAGATCCAAATGATCCAGCTAATGATGAGTTTTGGAGTAATAATTTTCATGAAGAAGATGAGGATGAAAAGAATATGTTAATGTATAAGAAAGAAATTTGATACTAAACCAGTAAAAAAATAATTGGTTTGTAAGCACTAATTTATATCTTTACTTTTGCAGAAAATAAATAAAATATGAATGTAGCATTATTTACAGGATTTCCAAGACAGATGCTCTCCTGTAAACAGAAGGGAGCTAAGTGGGGTAAGCAATGTGTAGACTTTGCTGATAACAAAGGTACATTTATGCATGTATCCGCAGTACAGAAATCCGTACTCCATAAAAAGATAAACTATGACCTTGTGTGTATGAAGGTTCATAAGGATGATATTGCTTATGTCCTCAATCCAAATCAATTGAAGGCATCTTTTATTCCTGACAATCTCCAGCACTATCCGACAATAAATTCTTATCTAGAGCTATTAAGGGGAGAAGCTGAGTCCAGACCTTTTGAGTGGACAGCAGTAGTAACAAATCCCAATGCAATAAGTGACATAGAAAATCAAAAGAAAGAGGCAGTATATCAAAGTTTACAAAGCTTAGTTCAAAATCAGTCTATATCTGAAGAAGACTATCAAAAGAGGCTTCAAGAGCAGAATGATTACTTTACTTATCAGTATCAGGATATGCGGGAAGTCAGAGCAAACAGACTGTTGAATCATTATAATATGCAGTATGATTTCCGTAATATCTTTGATACAGAAGGTATTATGGATGTACTGACTACCAATGAAGAGTATTATTCTGTAGATATACTTGGGGGAGAACCTGTCATTGAAAGAATAGACCCATTAGAGCTGCGTATTTATAGGTCAGGTAATTCTAATAGGGCAGAAGATGCAGATATGATTATATGGGAAACCTACAGAAGTATTGGGTGGGTTAAAGATAATTATCATGATGTTCTCACAAAGAAAGATTGGGAGTACCTGAATAAATTAGAGTCAGGAACTCTTGATGACAGTACTGATGATCCATTATGGGATGAAAATAATGCTTTCATGGATACAGAGTGGGGAAACCAAATGGTTAACAATCCTCACTTCTTCTCTGCAATGTTAGGAGAGTATGGATTTGTTTCTGGAGCACTGCCTTTTGATGGAGAAGGAAATGTAAGAGTGCTTAGGGTTTATTGGAAATCAAGCAGAAAGATTAAAAAGATTAAGAGATACGATTACCAGACAGGAGAAGAAGAATTTCATTTCTACCCAGAGACCTATGTCCCTAACAAGGTACTTGGAGAGGAAGAGGAAATCTTTTGGGTAAATGAGGCTTGGGAAGGAACTAAGATAGGAACTGATATTTATGTAAATATAAGACCAAGACCCATTCAGTATAATTCTATGAGTAATCCTTCCAGATGCCATTTTGGTATTATTGGGCAGATATATAACATAGGTAAGCACCATAGTCCATCAATAGTAGATATTTTAAAACCTTATGCCTATCTTTTTGATGCTACTATGGACAAACTCTATAAGTTACTTGAATCTAATTTGGGTAAGCTTGTAGAAATGGACTTTGCTTTTACCCCTGATTCTTGGAAGATGGATAAGCTTCTCCATTTTGCCAAAGTAAATCATTTGTGGGTAAAAAACTCCTTTAATGAAGGAAAAAAAGGAAATGCTACTGGTAAGCTAGCAGGTGCTTTAAATAACAATTCTTCTGGTGTTATTGATGCTTCAGTTAATACAGAGATTCAGTTTAATATACAATTACTTGACTGGTTAGACATTCAGATGGGTAAGGCATGTGGTATTACGCCACAAAGACTTGGACAAGTATCCAACAGAGAAACTGTAGGTGGAGTTGAGAGAGCAACTCTTCAGTCTTCCCATATTACAGAATCTATTTTTGCAAGACATGATAATCTTAAGAAAAGAGTTCTTGAAGCTTTCATTGAAACTGCAAAGATAGCACTTAAGGGAAGAAAGAAAAAGTTTGAGTATATACTCTCTGATGGAGCTAGAGCATTAGAGACCATTGATGGAGATGAGTTTGCAGAATGTGATTATGGAATTGTTGTTGACAGTTCACAAGGTACTAGAATGCTTATGCAAAAACTGGATACTTTGGCACAGGCAGGTATTCAAAATCAGATGTTCAATTTCTCTACTCTTATGAAGCTTTATTCTACAGATTCTATTTCAGAAAAGATTAGAATGATGGAAGCCTCAGAGAGACGTGCAGAGGAATTACAGCAGCAACAGCAACAAATCCAACAGCAGATGCAGCAAGAACAGTTAGAGGCAGAGGCACAGCAAAAGCAGTTAGAAATGGAGCAAAAAGAAATCCAGAATCAACGAGACAATGAAACCAGGATTCTCGTTGCTCAAATTCAGGCACAGGCTAATATTGACTCTTCTGTTGCTAAAGCATCTGGATTTACAGATAATCCACAAACACCTTTGTCTGAGAAAGACCGCATACAGCTACAACAGCAGATTCAAGAAAGTAAGGAAAAGAATCAGCTGGAAAGAGAGAAGCTACAATTAGAAAGGGAAAAGATTAAAAGTCAGGAAAGAATTGCAAAAGCAAAACAACAAAACTAAAACATGTTAGTTTAACAATGTATAGTAATAAATAATGTATTGAATTGAAAGCAGAGGCTTTAGTTGTGTTTTTCATGTTAGTTTTGTTTTAGGTTAGTAAGTAATTTGCATGTTTTGGTATTTTTAGTTATTGGTTGGAAATAAGCTACCTGAGAAGGCAGCTTATTTTTTTACTTTTATTTACCTCAATATAAGTAGAAAATTTACTCGTTTGTACACTTTTCTTTTTCTGCATATTTTTGCAACAGGTTTTAAATAATAAGTGGAATTAATATGGAAGGTATTGGATTAGACAACTTGCTTGGAGCTGAAGAAGTAGAGAAGATGTTCAGTGACAATGCAGTTCAGGAAGAGGAAACAAATCCTGAAAATAACGCAGGAGAAGAGACTCCTGAGAGTAGAGAAAATAATGAAACAGAAGAAACTGCTGAGGTAGATTTTTCCGATTTATTAGGTAATCAACCAGAGAGCGTAGGCAGTGAGGAGAATACAGAGGGAAACAGGGGAGCATCTAAGTCATCAAAAGGCCAAGGTTCTCCACAAATAAATCTCTTCTCTTCCATTGCCAAGGCAGTAAGAGACGAAGGTGTTTTCCCTGACCTTTCTGACGATGCTATTAGTGCTGTTAAAGATGCTGCAACTCTTAAGAAACTGTTTGACGACCAAATCTCAAATATGTTTACTGAGGAACAAAGGCGAATAAAAAATGCAATAGAAGGTGGAGCAACCACTGATGAGATGCAGCAGTACCAGAATGCCATCAACCTTTCTCAGTTCTTAGAAAACAGAAATACTCTGGCTACTTTGAATAAAGAAGATGAGGAAGGCGAGCAACTTAGAAAAAGGATGATGTATCAAGACTACATCAACAAAGGTTTTAAGCATGAGAGGGCAGTAAAGATGATCCAAAAGAGCTTTGATGATGGTACTGATTTAGATGATGCCCAAGAAGCCTACAATTCCTGCAAAGAGTTTTATAAACAGCAGATTGATGATTTCCAACAGGAAATGGAAGAAAGACAGCAGGCCCAAAAAGAACAAGAGCAAAAGCAGTTCTCTAACTTGAAGAAGCGCATTTTAGATACCGAGAGTTTCTATGATGGTGTTAAGGTAGATGTACAAACAAGGCAGAAAGCCTATGACTTAATCACCAAACCCATTTATAAAGACAAGGATGGTAATTATATAAACGCTCTTCAGAAATATCAGCGTGAGCATCCTATGGAGTACATGGAAAATGTTGCACTTCTTTTTGCACTTACAGATGAGTTTAAGAATGTAAATAAGCTTACTCAAAAAAAGGTGCAGCAGGGTATTAAGAAAGGCTTTGAGGAAGTAGCAAGTGTACTTAACACTACTCGTAGAAATGGGGATGGAACACTGAATCTGGCAAACTCTGCTCCAGATAATGAAAATCGTGAAAATTGGACTTTAGCATAAAGTTGAAATAAAAACAGGGAAAATAAAAACGTTTATTAATGATTAATTTTTAGTTGATTATGGCTGGACAATTAGGTAAATTTACGATGCAGCATTTCGATGCTTGGGCACCCCAAATTACCAAAAAGACTCACATCAGCTCTATCTTTGGTTCAAAGACTCAGAAAGTCAGCGGTCTTATGGTAGAATTGATGGCAGCTAAGTATGGTAAAACTCTTGATACAATGTTGTCAGGACTTCCTACTAAAGAATTTGAGAGTGGTGATGACTATGTATGGGATGTAACAGGTTCTACAGACCGTGTTATTCCTTTGGTAGAATGCCGTGATGAGAATGGTGTTGTAGTTGATGCTAACCATGTTGACAATGTAGGTGCTGGTACACAGCCCTTCTATTTGGTATTTGATGAGCATTGGTTCTTCAAGGGAGAAACTATTGAGGGTAATCTTGGTAACAAGTATCCCCTACGAGTTCTTGAGGATGCACGCGAAGAAGGCACTCGTTATGTCTACAAGGTAGAGACGATGGCAGGTATTACTGATGGTGTTCCCGCAGAACGCTTGATGGCAGGTGAGTTGTTCTCTTATGGCGCAGCATTTGTAGAAGGTGGTCTTTCTAGAAAAGTTGGTGGTATTCGCCATGCTATTCCTGCACAAATTCGCAATGAGTTCTCTCATATCCGTATTCACCACAAGGTATCTGGCGATATGATGGATGACAAGTTGGCTATTTCAGTACTTGTTAACAAGGGTCAAGGTACAAAACCAACCCCAGTTAATTCTTGGATGCTGAATGTTGACTTTGAGCTCGAGAAGACTTTCCGTGATTATAAGAACTATGCTCTTGCATGGGGTCGCAGTAACCGCAATAAGAATGGAGAGTACACTAACATTGGTGTTTCTGGTGACGCTATCAAGACTGGTGCTGGTATGTATGAATTGATGGAGCAAGGTGGTAATACTATTTACTACAATGATTCTCCTCTTCGCATGATTAATGAGGCACTGTATAACTTGTTTGCAGGACGTGTTGATTTCTCTGACAGGGCAGTAACTGTAAGAGGTGGTGAGCGTGGTATTGCTTGGTTGCAGCAGGAAATGTCTAAGGATGGTTCTGGTTGGAAGTCAGCCTATGAGTTTGATGCAGTAGCTCTTGGTCTTGCTAAGAAGGCTTCTGCTGCTCATGCTCCTTATGGAGGTGCTATCTCAATGGCTTCTCCTCAGATTGTTGAGTGGATTGGTCCAATGGGTGTGAAGATTACTCTTGAAGTTGACCAAAGCAAAGACAACAAGAACCACAGCGGCTATAAGCTTGACCATCCTAAAGGTGGCCCAATCAGCTCTTACTGTTTTGATGTTCTTGACCTTGGTTCAAGTGTTGAGCCTAACATTCAGAAGTGTAAGGTTAAGGGACATCCTGATGAGTGGCGTGGCTATGAGGCAGGTCTCCGTAATCCTTTCACTGGTGCTTGGAACAATGATAGCATGAGTAATGATGAGGATGCTGCTGTAATTCACAAGATGGCAGATACAGGTATGGTTATCTGGGATCCTACTCGCACTGTAAGAGTATTGCCTGATATTCTTGAGGGTTAATAGATAAGCTAAGGCAGGGATGAGAAATCACATGGGTTTCTCTCCCTTCCAAAGCTTTAAGAATAATAAATAAAAAAAGAAACAAAGGAGATATTAAAATGGAAGAAGAGAAGAATATTGAGATGAAGAATTGCTTGCGCAATGAAAGGGTTATAGTAAGAAAGTTACCCAAGCGTACTAATTTGGTACAGGATAGTAATCATATCATGGGTGATGGAATGCATGAAAATGCTTTCTATATTTACTGTGTTCCCAAGCTACAGAAGAGCAATAACTTTGTCAACGTACTTACTGATGATGAAAAAGACTATTTGGAGTATAAGATGGGATTGCCTAAGAATGCCCTCTCAATCTACAAGTCACCAAAAGAAGAAAACTTCTGGAGTGATGCAAATCCCAATGGTTTTGGTTCAGTAACACTTAAAAAGCGAGATAATATCTTTGACCTTAGCAAGTGTACAGACTATATAGCTGTAAAGATTCTAATGGCAAACAAAGATAAGATTTGCCCTTCTATGGAAGAATGGTCAGCAAGGCCAAAGGAAACATACGAATTTGTAATTATCAGAGAAGGTCAGGAAAGTCAGATTTCTAAGAATAATACTGATGCAACTATTCAGGCTGTCATGAAGTTAGGTAAGATTGCCGAAGATAAGGATGTCCTGAAACTGGTAGTTGAAACCATGATGGGTAAAAAATATGCAGACCAGACTTCCTTAGAGTGGTTGCAGACAACTGCCTTAGACCTTATTAAGAATACTCCTAAGAATGCAAGAATGTTCCTTTCTATTGTAGGAGACGAGAGCCTTGATAATAAAGTGCTTATTCGTAAGTGTATTTCTAAGGGCATTGTTGCAGATAGAGGAGGCTTCTTATATATCAAGGATGGCAATATTCCTATGTGTGGCGACGGTGAGGAACCCACATTGAAGATAGCTGCTAAGTGGCTTAGTAAGCCATCTAATCAAGAAAGGCTGTTTAAACTACAGGCACAATTAAAAGGCGAAGTAATAGAAGAAGAATAATCATAGTTGCCTGGGGGCTAAGGTGAAAGTCAGTCCCCTAGCAGCTAATAAAAAATAAGACGAATATGACTTTAGAAGAGTTTTCAGAGTTGTTTGATGTTCACTACAACAACATTACATCCAATCAAGCACCAGGCTTGAATGAATACGAAAAAAGTGTATTCCTTACAAAGGCACAGGATGAGATAATTAAGAATTATTTCACAGCCAACAGTAAGGGAAATAACATTCAGCAGGGCTTTGATGACTCTGCTAAACGTCAGGCAGACTTCTCTGTACTGATGAAAACTTCTAATGAGAATGCTGCTTCTTTGCCTTCAAGCTCATCTAAGCTTGATTCTAGAAGTCATGTGTATAAGTTCCCATCAGAAGTATTTATTATCATCAACGAAGCATTATCAGACTCAGCAAGCAATAAGTCTTTCCAGATAATACCTCTCAGGTATGATGAATATACAAGACTAATGTCAAAGCCCTTCAAGCGTCCTTTGAAACATCAGGCTTGGAGACTGATTAATTCTGGTGCGATTAATGGTGCTAATTATGAGAAGTATGTTGAGATTATTGCTGCTCCAGAGTATGACAATAACAATAATTTGGTATATACTCTTAGATACTTGAGAAGACCAAATCCAATTATCGTTGGTAATATTGATGACTTGAAGATTAATGGACAGGGATATGATGCAAGTCATCAATGTGAGCTAGACCCCATTCTTCATGAGGACATTCTCCAGAGAGCAGTAGAACTTGCCAAGGTAGCATGGACTGCTACAGGTCAGGATAATGCGCAGATAATGGTGCAGGCAGGACAAAGAAGTGAGTAACTAATATGATAGGAGCATGAGGACAAAAGATTTCTCAAATAGTTTTGATACACTACTTAACTCTTATGCTGTACCCTCAGGGTTTGGCAGCACAAATAATCCTGGTACTATTGAACTGGATGAGTTTGAAAAGTCTCAGCTTCTAACTAAAGCACAGGAAGATATTGTCATAGACCTCTATAGTGGCAGAAATCCTACAGGACTCTCCTTTGAGGAAACAGAAGAGCTGAGAAGGTATCTTGCCAATCTTGTTGAGGAGGATTCCCTAACCCCTATTGAGACAACAGCAGGAATTCTTGGAATAGACAGTACTAGCAAATTCTTCACTTTGCCAGAGGATTTATGGTTCATTACCTATGAGTCAGTAAAGGTTTCTGATGGAAAGTGTGAAGGAACAAATGAGCTTGAGGTTGTTCCTGTAAGACAGGATGAATATCATAGAATAAAGAAGAATCCATTTAGGGGGGCCAATGACCGCAGGGCTTTAAGACTTGATTTGTCTGAAGGTGTCATAGAGATAGTTTGCAAATATACAGTCAGCAATTACTACCTCAGGTACCTTAGAAAGGTAAAACCCATCATTTTGGCAGAACTTGGGGAAGATGCTTCTATTAGGGGAATCTCCCATGTTACAGAGAGTGAGCTTCCTGAGATGCTTCATCAGAGAATACTTGAAAGGGCTGTGCAAATGGCTCTTCAATCAAGAGGATATACGAATAATAACAGAGAATAGATAACGCCTGAGGGTAACTGTAAATACCTTATGGCTTAAGTTTAATTTAATTGTTTAAGATTATGTTTACAGAAAATCAATCACGACAGCTTTATGTCGTAAACAGTGTGGTAGCAGCTAATGCAGACCCTGTAAATGCTGGCGATGTTAAACTGAAAGAGACTGCTGACAATAAGGAGTTCTTCTTTAATATTATGGGTGCTACGGATGATGGCCTACAGAGGTCAGACTTAGTCAACAAGTGTCAGATTATGGATATCAGAGCTACTGCTGCTGATGACATGAAGCACACTATGAAGAAGGTCGAGGTTACTCTTGATTCTAATGTAAGTGCCACTCCTATTGTTGGTCAGGATTATGTACTGAATGTTAACATCAATGGCTATATTGCCAATGGTAATGATTCAATTAAGGTAAAATTTGGTGCAGCTAAGGCATTTACTACTGTCGCTGATGACCTTTACAAGGCTCTTGCCCTGAATCTTGCTAAGAACTTTAGTCCAAAGATTGAGCCAGTTAAGTTGGTTAAGATTACTCTTAAGGGTGATGCTAACAACACTGAGATTACAAATAAGACGAAGATTTCTGACCTGAGTGCTATCACTGCTACAGGTATTATAATTGAGGAAGTTGAGCAGCCTTGGAGACTGGGTGCAGCAAAGGTAGAGTATGTTGATTTTACTGTTCAGCCTTCTACTATCTACGCTAATCAGATGGATCAGGTATGGGGTGTTGTAACTGATGTTACTGCTAATAACACTAATGCTCTGCCTAACTCTAAGATTGTAGCCGATATGGAATACTTCTTCCATAAGAACCGAGGTGATATTTATGGTATGCAGGGCTGGCCTATCAATATTGATACCAAGTATATGGTTAATCCCTCTGATGCTAATGGTTACAGCATGATTGATATTCACTTCTACTATGAGGGTAACAGTCATAATGTAGGTCACAGTGAGAAGACCATTACTTTGGTAGGAGCCAAAGCAGAACTTGATAAGATTGTCAATGACTTGGAGAATACTGTTCTTTCTGGTTATAACGTAAGCATCAAGAAGTCCGCTAATTGGTAAGAAGCTACTCTTTTGTCAATTGTCAAATATGGGGGGATAGAGAGAAATCCCTGTCCCCTTTTTTAAAAATATAAGATTATGGTAATATATGACAAAATAGTAGAAGATAAGTATGAACCACAATCCACTAATGTGCTTTGGCTAAGACCTGTTGAAGGAGGATTTAGTTTCTATAGGTATAAAGATGGAAAGTGGGATGCTCTAAAATTAATGAATGATAAAGGCACACCTAGCCTAGATGATGATGAGCCTATTGTACCCAGTGGGGGTGGAGGTAAACCAGACCCGAATACTGTTGGTTCTGAGGAAATCATTGATGGCAGTGTCAAATTGGTAGACTTGAATGATGAAGTAACGGATAAATTGGATGATACCTATGTTGAGGATAAGGAATCCCTTTACATCAATGGTACTAAACCAGAATAATCACTATAAATATGGCAAAAGCATCATTACAAGATTATGAATTCCTACAGTGTGAGGATGGTATCTATTTTGGCAGAGCCTTGAAAAATGGTTCTATTTCAAAAGATGCCCGTAAGATTACCAATGAGGAAATCATTTATATGTTTTCAGAGTTATTGCAGGACTACTGTCTGCGTAACAAAAAGCCCTTGGTGCTTGGCAGAAATGGGAAACCTTTCTTGCAAGCACAAATATTCATCTAGTTTCTAGATGTAACTGATTCTGATTTGGCGGATAACTTACCGCCCCCAGATATATAATTTATTTATTGTTTAATTTTAAAATTCTTTTTAGCTTTATGGCAGATAAAAAGTATTTATCCAAAATTGTTAAGGGTGCTGATACCCTTTGGTTGAAGGATGCTCAGGCATGGGCAGACATTGCAGAGATTCGTGAGCTTATTGCTGGTGGTACTCACTGGATTGATGCAACCACAACTGAAATCTCTGATGGTTCTACAACCAACCCAATCATGGTTGATGGTAAGAGCTACACTGCTCAGGCAGGTGACATTGTAAGCTACGGCAACATGGAGTACATCTTCTCAAAGGGAGGTGTATGGCGTGAGTTTGGTTCTACAGGTTCTTTGAAGGCTTTGGCATTCAAGGACAGTGCAAGTGGTGACTACACACCTGCTGGTACAAATGCTCCTTCCGCTGTTACCTTTACAGGACAGGCAAGTGCTGCTTTTGTAAATGGCTTCAATGATGATGCAGTTGCTCCTAGCTTCACAGAAGGTGCTTTCACTCCCGCAGAACTTCAGTCAGGTTTCTACACAGCTGGTACTGCTCCTTCATTCTCTGAGGGTGCATTTACTCCTGCTGAGATTCAGGCTGGCTTTGTAACTCCTGGTAGTGCAGCTTCTTACTCTCATAGTGGTTTCTCTGGTGGCTCACTTGGTACTGCTACAACTGGTAACTTTAATACCGATGCTGAGAAATCTAGCTATGATGAAGCAAGTGAGACTTTGACTCTCTCTGCTGCTTCTACGGGTGCAGCTGTTACTGCACAGGGTGACTTCACTCCTGCTGTCTATGGTACTGACACCTTTGATGGTGGTACACCTACGGCTATTGACACCACTAAGTTCTCTGGTGGTAGCAAGGCTGCTGACACATGGAATGCTGGCTCTATGGCTGCTATTGATGTTACCAAGTTCAGTGGTGGTTCTAAGGCTGCTGATACCTTCAATGCAGGTTCAGCTGCTACTCCCACTACTGCCAATGCTGTTACAGCTGTTGGTACTGGTGAGGCTGCTGCTCAGGTATTCAGTGGTACGCAGGCTACTATTACTGTCGAGTAATAATACCCTTCATGGGAAAGGGAGGGGTTTACAATCCTTCCCCTTCCTTTCTTTATTTTATTGTTGATATTAAACAAAAAGGATTATGTCAGATAAGAAATATATTTCTAAGATAAATAAAGGCAGTCAAAACCTTTATATCAAAGACTCTGAAGCAAGAGAAGGTAAAAGAGATCTCTGTATAGAGTATGCACTATTTACTTCAAATATGCCACCTACAGAAGAACAGCTAATACAAGTGAGAGGAAGCAGTTATACAAAACGTAGGGAGGGGTATTTTTTTGATAAGAGTGGTAATCCTGATACGGCTGTTTCCATCTATATCTTAGTTGAACAACTAGTAAATCCATATTCCTCCACATATCTTATTCCAAATATATTTATGTCAGGTATCAGGATTCCTATTGCATCTTATATGGACATTGTTGTAAGTGGAACTACTTACAGGTGCTATAAATCAGTCAATACATATTACCTTCCAGAGAATGCAGTGCCACTGAATGTCACGTTTTAAATGATAGATTATGAGCGTATTATTTGACCAACTGAGAATATCAGATGATGGTAAGAGATTGTACATTAACCTACATGTCAATAATGCTGATTACTTCCAGAACATCTATCTGGATAGTTTAGTCATAACTACTGCTGACAAGGTTAGTGAGACAAGTCCCCATCTTCCATCAGAAGACTATATATATAAAAAGGAGTTTACAGGTAATGAGAGAGAAGCAGACCTTGTACTCCAGCCTGTAGATATGAATGAGAAGTTTTCTAAGAGTAGCTTCTCCAGTGACCTATTCTTTGTATATGTCAAAGTAAAAGGCACTCCAGATCCATGTACTCCATGCAGACTGGATGAAGAAATTACTCTTGGAGTTACCTTTGATGATGCTTTGTTGTATCAGAACGTCATGCAGTTTACAAAAGAACTCGCAGACACCTGTGTTACACCAAAGGGATTTATTGATATGATTCTTCTTTGGAATGGATTTAAGGCTGCTATTAATACAGAACACTATATTCCTGCTATTGATTTTTGGAAAAAGATGTTCTATGGGCATCATGGTATGAGTGGATTAAGTAGTTCTAAACCCTGTGGATGTCATGGATAATATTATATACCGTTCTATTACTCAGTATTATGATGCTCTAAGTAAAATAGGGTATCAAAAGTATGAAGATGTATTCCGTCTTCTTGTGCTGAGTTTCTTCAGGGATTTTGCCTTTGAAGACTATAGAGCAAGACTCAGCAGGGAGGACTATTTACTAATAGAGAGAGCTTTAGACTGTCTTTGGGGCAGTACATGTTTAATACCTTATCCAGATTATTTGAAAATGGGAAAATTACATTTAGGTGAGATGACAGAGATGGCTCAGAGAGTCAAGAATCTTGAAGATACTAGTGTATTGAAGGCATTTGACGCAGAAGGTGCCAGTGGTGATATTATCATTACAGCAGAAGAAGAGGAGAAATAATATGGCAAAGTACAAGGAAATAGTAAGTATGGTGCTGGACAGGCTTAAAATTACAAGTGATGACAGTATCTTTACAGAGGAACATATTATTTTTCTGGCAGGAAGGTATAGAAGTTTTCTGCTGAAACAGAGATACTATACAGATTTAAAGAAACAAATACCAGAAAGTAATTATCAGACCTTGTGTCTTTCCTTAGAGAAGACAGAGGCTATTGACGGATTACCTTGTACAGGAGGATACTATCTTCGTACCACTAAACCAGTTCCTACTTTACTGCCTTTTGGTAACACTAGGTTCTATCCTGCTGCCAGTTACTTTAAGGGAGATATAACAGCAGTTAGCAAAGACAGATTTAAATATGTGGGAGATAATAAATACCTACAAAATATTCTTTATGCGACTATTGGTACTGATTCCCATGTTTACCTTAACAGTAATAACCCGCAGTTCTTGTATCTTGAGGGAGAGAATAAATTGAGGGTAACAGGATTATTTGAAGACGCTGAAAAAGCCTCTGACTTAGAATGTGACAATCAAGGAAATCCAGAAACCTGTGATATTCTAGATAGGAACTTTCCAATTGAGGATGCCTTAATAGCTCCACTAATAGAGATTATCGTCAAGGAATTATCTCCTTCGGTTGCTACCCCAGAGGATAAAGATAATAATGCTAATGACAATTTAAGCCCACAATCCTAATTAATATTAGTTATGACTCAGTATCAGGAATTTCTAGGAACACTGCAAAAAAGAGGTTCAAAACCCCACAAGATATCTCATTGTCTTGGTGCAAGAGATGCTTTTAATTGGGTAAGAGCTAATCACTGGAAAGCTACTGAGGGTAAGACTGTAGATAAGTTGTTATATAGTCAGATTATATCTGAAATCCATAAGGTACTGGTTGAGTATCTTCTTGATGGACACGAAGTAGAATTTCCATATCAGATGGGCTCTTTGGTTCTAACCAGAGTTCCTGCTAAAGTTTTCTATGAAAATGGGGAACTGAAGACTAATTATAGGACTGATTGGAAAAAAACTCTTGATTACAGGTTCAATGAGGATCCAGAGGGACACAAACTCATTAAGCGTATTCAGCCCTTTATCTATGCTATTAAATACTATAAGAAGATGGCTAGATATCATAATCGTAAGTTTTATCATTTTAGACCAAATAGAAGCTTGGTAAAAACTTTAGGAAAAGAGGTTGAAAAGGGAAAATTAAATGCGGAAACTGTGAGAGGATATAGGTATAGGGACATATTTATGAGTAAAATAGAAAAAAGCTAATAACTATGGTAAAAGAGTTAGAATATATAGGCATTAAGGAGTTACTTTCAAGAGTACTCCGTCATAAGTTACTTCAGGAGTTCACTCTTGAGCAAGCTATACAATATACCATTGATTTCATAGGAATCTTCGGATTCCCTGAATTGTATGAAGATAAGCAGGCAGAGGTTGAAATTTGTGATTACAGAGGCAAGTTGCCCTGCGACCTCATATCTATTGATATGGTGAAGGATTGTAAAACAAATATTCCACTAAGGTCAATGACTGCTGTCTTTAATCCTGGAGGTAAGTATTATAATCACTTACGGCAAGAGCCTCAATTTAAGACTCAAAATAGAACTATCATTACTTCTTTTCCAGAGGGTAAGGTTATTATTGCATATAAAGCCATACCAGTTGATGATGAAGGTCTTCCCCTTCTTGTTAATAATACAAAGTATCTAAAAGCTCTTGAATTATATGTCAAATGCCAATTATTTACCATGTTGTTTGACGAAGGTAAGATAACTCAACAGGTACTTAGTCACACAGAACAAGAATATGGGTGGGCAGCAGGGCAGCTTGAAGAAGAGTTCAAAACTCCTTCTGTTTCTGAAATGCAGTCAATTACTAATAGTCTGCATCAAATTTTCCATAGACAGGATGAATTCTACAATAGATTTGAATCTTTGGGAAATAAAGAATTCAGGAAAATTCATTAAATAGTATAAAACAGTATAAAACAAAAAGGGAACTGCCTTCACAGGTGGTTCCCTTTATACAACCTAAACTAGAACGAATCAAATTATTTGTAATCTTTTGAATAATATTTAGTACCTGTATCAAGATCATCCATGAACTTCTCAATTTGCCTGAGTTGTGTGAATGGTGGTAGAGGTAATTCTGCCCACCTCTTATAGAGATAACTATGTCCCTCATATCTTCCACTCTTAATTAACTCATCATCCTCTGGGAACCAGTTAGCAGGATTGATTGTTGTTACCATAGCCTGAGCCAGTTTATTGGCAGCACTTGCAGCAACAAATGGAGAAGTAACTGTCTTATATCCCTCAGTCAGCATCATGGGACCAGGAGTCAAGAAACCTAATTCATGAACCTCTCTATGTAGCATATACTCCGCAAACTTCATAGCCCAGCTTCTGTCTGGATCTTTGACTCCACTTCCAAGACAAGTACACAGAATCCACAAAGCATAAGTCTGAGCCATTTCAGTGAGTGCTCTTCTTACATTAGCCTTTTCACTGTCATTCAACTTTTCCCATTCAGCAGTAAGCTTGAATCCACCTTTCCACAAATCCATAGCAAGTCTGCCAGCAGTCCTGTAATATCCCTCTTCTTCTCTACCAATATCAAGAACCATTCTCTTACTCTGGAATCGACGCATCATCTGAGGAATAATCCATTTACGCATCTGCAAAGCAAGCCTGCCAATCATCACTCTATTAGCAGCATTCTGGTCATCATCATTATAGATACCAGCAATAGTATGATTAATATGGGCAATCTCTCTTGCAAACTGTCCAGCATCAAAATCAGAACCATCAAGATTCTTTGTCCCTTTCTTTGGCTGCATATACTTATAGCCATTCTTATCAGTGACTATTTCAAGAGCATCCCACACTGACATCTCTCTACCATTGACTTTTACCTTTTTCTTTTTAGCCATTGCAATACCTGTTCTATTGTAAATCCAATGGTCACCAAGCCCCTGTTGTATAAATAGCCAGTTATTTCCAAAGAACCTTCTAAATATACTCTTCATTTGAGTATTATGTAATTTATCCTTGGCATTCTGTCTGATATCAAACAGTTCATCAAAAAGAGCTAGTTCACTTTGCTTCTCTCTGCTTCCAAGTTCAGCTATAAATTCAGGAAGCATTTTAGCATACTCAGCATCAGCAAGAGCAAGCTCCTTAACCCCAAAGAACTCCCCAGCAGCAGCCTCAATGTTTTGCATACCAGCAGCAGTAGCTATATTGGCAACACCAGCCAGATAGTTACATCCTAAGTAAGCCATAGAAGTAAGTTTTTGGAATACTCCTAGAGTCTTTTGAGCATTAACACCAAGAACATCATCTTCTTTCATATATCTGCCATACACCTGGCATTCCAGGTAATCTCTGAGTTTCTTAGCAAAGTTAGTATTACTGCCTACTTTGACACTTTTCTTGGTAACTCTACCCAATACATTCAATACTTCTTCCTTGGTCTTGGAGCCAGCATTCTTTACAAATTCCTTCTGTGATGTTACACTCACTCCTATTTCCAGTGGGTCATATACAGCACTCATCTGCTCATAAGTATTGGCTGCATAAGCATAAGCCATCAAGTCACTGAATACATCAGTACTTAAAGTATCAGGATTCTTCAATCTACTAGTATATAGAATAGGAAGTGTCATATACTCCTGTCCTGTAAAATCAGTCAGTCCCTTAGTAGTTTCACCATAGAGCAAATCATCATCTTCGCTTTTGCTGAAAGCACTCTTCAAATCATCTTTGATAGCTGCAAAGGCACTACTTGGATTGGTTGCAGAATCTATCAATCTCTGAGTTCCCCCTCTTCTTCTTTGAATAGCTCTTGTTCTGCTTCTCCTGTCTGTAGGAAGTTGCATTTCAAGTCTATCTTTATAATCGAGAAATTCCTTAAGTGTTTCTTTTTGTGCAGTACTTAATTTGTTATATTCGGGATTCTTATATATGTCTCCAGGATAATTATTACCAAACATATCTTTGGTAGCATGAGTTTCATACCAAGCCTTTCTTTCAATAAATGCCTTTCTGAAATTTTCTCCTACTGGATGCCTACCGTATTTTTCTACTAACTTTTTCTGCATCTCTTCCTCATCTTTCTTGAATTGACCATGATTGTAAGGAGAGATGTAATTGCCAGTCTTATGTCCCTCATTGTCTTTTTCAAACATCCACTCAAAGGTTGTAATACCTCGTTTTTCAGCATTTTCTCTTAGTTTCCAAATGTCCCTTACATTATGGATAGTCTGAAGCCTTACTTTGTCCTTAGCATTCTTTACTACTTTATCAAAGAGTTGAAGTAGTACAGAGCTAGATTCTCCCATAGAAGTCAGCCACCTGTCAAACTCAGAAATATCAAAGTCTTCTCCAGCAAGAACATCTTCAAGTTTCTTGATGCTTCCATCAGGATTCCTTAAAGGAGATTTCTCATAAATAGGAGCCAAGAAGTCACTGAAGGCAGCAAATGCCTGATTCTTAAAAGCAGTATCACAGCTTTTATACAAGTCATCTATTTCCCTCCAAAGCTCCCTTAAGTTTATGTCTTGATCATTGATAGTAATAATAAAATCTTCTCCTAAGTCATCAAGCACCTCATGGAAATCAGAAATGAATCCTTCATAGCTATCAAGTACACTCTTGATGTGCCTAAGGTTAGCAAAATCCTGTGTGTTTAAAGTACCACTGATATCCAGTTTATCCATAGCCTCCTGTAAATCCTGCAAGGCCCACTTAGCATAGGTGTGTAAACCCTCCATCTTTTTAGCATCCGTCATCAAAGATTCAAGTTTAACAATGTTATCCTTAATACTTTGCCTTTCTTCTTTAGGAGCAATTTTACTGCGTTTTCTTTCTATTTCATTGGCATTCTTCAAGAGAGATAATACCTTGTCATTGGCATCTCTCAAGTGATTGAATCTGGCATTCCTTCTGTTCTTAATTAGTTCTTCTGTCTTCAATTGCTGAGTACCATTCAAAACATTTTTAGCCAATTCTCCCATTGTAGCACTAACTTCGTTTTTTGCCTTTTTAATGGCATCAGCATCCTTTCCTCTAAATACTCTTTTTATGTAGCTAATGAGGCGGTTAATAAGAGAAGTGAGGGGTTTAGAATCAGAAGTTTCTACATTAGCAGTTTTCAGTTTATCTTGAAGTATTCTTCCTAAAGCTTCTTCAGCCAGAGTTTCTTCAACTGGAATTTCATTACCAAAAGCATCTCTATTTGGATTCTGTTCATAATAAGCTTTATTTTGCTCATATTCATCCCCAAGAACTTCTTTTACTAACTCCTCATTGTTTGTCAGTTGATTAAGGCTTCTTTGTACTAAAGGAGTATCTCTAAACATTCCTATGAGTAGATGAGAAAACTCCTCACTGAGGGCTAATTCTCCCTGCATACCATTGGCAATATTTATTAATCCTGCAAATCCATCTGCTATACTATCAGCCTTACTGAAATCCACATAGCCTTCTGTCTGCTCATATTCTTCAAGCAAATCAACAGTAACACCCAAGTCACCAAGAATATTTTCAAGCCTTTGATTTAATAATTGGGTACTATACTGATTTTCGTATTCAGTTACATTTTGTTCATTTCTCTCTCTGATTTCTACCTGAAGCATATTATCAGGAGTTTGAACAACAACAGCAGTAAGAAAGCGACGGTTATCACTGCTTTGGTTATAACTGTGTGCAGCCAATATCAACCGCTGATAGTTTTCTCTGTTATTCTCTACTTTTGGAAACTTCTTCTGATCCACTCCAATCAGTTTGTCAGTGCCTATCAATCTCTGTATATACTCTATCTTTGCAGCACTCTCATAGGTAGGTACACCCTGTTTATCAAGCACCAATTCTTTCTCATGCATCTTTTTGAATGTGGGGCTTAATACTGTTGTAAACACCTTAGCTGCTGTCTGGTATCCCAGTTCCCTTTTATAGATTTGGAATCCATCTAGCTCTTCACCCTTTTTGTTGCGGGGAATATAACTACAACTTAATGCCATATTCTTCTCTTTATTATAACTGTTGCAAAGATACACACATTATTATATTCAATATAATAGGTAAATTAAATCCTTTCTCTATAATAAGTAATAAATTAAGTGGTTTCCACAGAAAGAAATATATCTGTACATTTGCCAAAAATTAAAAACAAGGTTTTATGAAATGTTATTTGTTTGAAGATAAAACTCGTTGGCAGCATTTTCTGTATGCTATTCCAATAGCATTTGTATTTACTTTCCTGTGTACTCTAGGAGTAGCTTTTGCTTTGGAGTTTAAAGACTATAAGTGGGGAGGTAAATGGGATTGGAAAGACCTTATCTGTACTCTCCTCGGAGGCTTAGTGGGACAGGGGCTTCAAGTATTACTTTTGTTTTTAATACTATGATATTAAATAGGATAACTATGGCAAAGTTAAAGGAATCATTTGTTTTTGCGGGAATGCAGAGAGACTTGAGTGTTAGTAAGCACCCAACACAGTTCCTGTATGATGCAAAGAATATCAGAATAACAGCAAGGGATGGAGACACCATGCTCTCTATAACCAATGAGAGAGGCCCTCAGATGTTGGAAATAGCCAATGAGTTTTTTAAAAGAAGAGATGATGAACCAGAATTCCTGACTTTTGGAGGAGTATATGTTGCTCATGTCCTGCTTAATCAGTATCTGGTGCTTTTTACTTGGGATGAATATATTGGACATGTAAATAGAATATTCAGAATTAATCTAGATACACTTTCTGGTATAGAATTGTTTGCCTATAACTTCGGCATGACTTCTCAAAGTAATGTAGATATTATAGCCTCCTATGAGAATGAAGGAGTCCAGAAGGTATATTGGACTGATGGGGAGAGTCAGCCTAAGGTTATCAATATTGCTGATCCTAGATTGGATGACAGGTTTAGAACTGAGGAATATCATCCTTGGTATCCTTACAATGAACCAGAACACTTTGAATTTATTCCTACCTTGGGACTAAATGAGACAGTTAAGGTTAAGAAGATACTAGGTAGTGGTGGTGAATTTGCTCCAGGGGTTATCCAATATAGCTTCACCTACTATTATAAGTATGGACAGGAAACCAATATCTTCTACACTACACCCCTAATGTATATCAGTTATGGAGATAGGGGAGCCAGTCCTGAGGATAAGGTGGATAATGTATTCCAGATAAATGTACAAAATGTAGATACTAAGTTTGATTACTTGCGTATTTACTCTATACAGAGAACCAGCATTGATGCTACACCTATTTGCAAAAGAGTACAGGATATAGCTTTAGAAGGTATTACAGGCAATAAAATAAGTTTCACCGATACTGGTACTATAGGAGATAGTGTTGATCCTACAGAACTGTTATATAAAGGTGGGGAGATAATAGCAGCCAAGACCCTTGAGCAGAAGGACAACACCTTGTTTTTGGGTAATATAAGCATTACCAGAAATCCTATCAGTGATGTCCTAAACCTAGATAGGAATGCTGAAAACAGCGATATTAATCTTATCAGGAATAGCATTACCGCAGTACATGACATTCGCAAGTTTATACCCAATAATGTTTTCAGTGGAGACTATAGATACACCAACCAACTGACTTCCTATGATGCAGATAATCCTGAAAAATCAGTACCCTGCTCAGGTTATATGAAGGGAGATACCTACAGGCTTGGTGTACAATTCCAGCATGAGAGTGGTAAATGGTCAGAGCCTGTGTTCCTTGATGACAAGACTTTGGAAGGAACCTCAACGGATGAGAAGATGTATAGGTTTGAGGAAACTCTTACCTACACCAACCCTGTAGTAAGTGTACCAGGCTTCCAAGCTACTATTCCCAAAGCTGTGAGTCAAAAGCTAAGGGAAGGAATGTATTTAAAGGCAAGGGCTGTTGTGGTATTCCCCACTACGCAAGACAGGAGAACCATCTGTCAAGCTGTGGTATGTCCCACACTATATACTAAAAATCAGAGACAAACAGATAAGAATGGCTCCCTGTATGCCCAGTCTTCTTGGTTTTTCAGAACTAGAATACAAGGTACAAGTTCAACAACAAAAGACGTTGCTGTAAACACAGCTAATGGAGCAGTTGCCCCTTATTTTGGCACAGGTGATCCTGCTGGGATCCTACCTTATGCAGAGGCTAAACTTGCTTGGGATGATGTTTGGAATGATAATAAACTTGACCCAAGACAAATAGAGATTCAGGGACATTATTCTGATGATAATAAATTCAGGATTGATTCCAACACTCTGACTCTTCACTCTCCTGATGTACAGTTTGATGACCAGTTAGCCATCATGGACTACAATGCCAGAAGTTTAAGAATTCATCAGGTAGGCTTTGCAGACATCAGGCATACACTTTCTGATATAGAAGTGCAAACAGAAACTCCTACTATCAGCAACAGTGGTGCAGGTTTTGTACCTAAAAGCTTCACACAAGCTAACTCTAAAGGCATAGTAGG